CCCGGGTTATGAACCCAGGCACCTTGGAAACCAGACGGTCTACAAGATGGACTCATGTCGAACACGTATTCCACGCTTATTTAACCTATAAGCGAAAGGTATAACGTCTAAGATGTGGCGACACCCTCGTCCCGTACGTCTCAAAACGAGATTAGCAGGGTAACCTGCGCCCCGAGAGGGGAACATGGGCTACGAGAATGCTCATGGAGAAACCTTTCCGACCATAATGCTGAGGTGAGCTATAGCATAGTTTATAGTTTGACGTCCGCTGGCCATCAATCGAATTGATAACTCGAGAGAAGAACCGGCATCAGTAAAGAATAACACATACACTACGCCCCAAGGAATCGTTCCTGGTCAATTTTAATAGTGATTAGTCCCCATATCGGGACCTCTTTCATCTACCCCTTAGGGGGTCAGGCAGTACCCGCATGATGAAGGTTGTCGTATCAGCGCTGTAAGTGCGACGGTCATACGTGAGGTCAGATTGCGTCCAATTATCAACTGGATAGCGTCGTCCATAAAGAACGAAACCAGGGCAGTAGTTAATCTTTCGATTTCGTGATTGTTTCACGGTATGTAGGAGTTCCTCATTAGACAGCATATACGGATGGTTTATCCACCGCAAGCTCCCTAGGGAGGTAAGCGTGGTACCCTCTTACGATGGGTCTCACAGCCTGCTCCACGCGCAAGCGTAAAGAGAGGTTTCGTTTTCCCAACTTCACTTAAAATCAACACAATGACAAATTTATTATTTATCACTGCATCTCATTTAGTAAAATCAGGTTCTTTTGCAGGTATGCTAAGAACTTTCAGTACCACTCCTATCCTTAATCAGGACGGTCGTGATTCTGTCTATATCATAGCAGGATCTCCCGTATCTGTTGCCGACATTCGAGATATGAAAGCAGAGAGTAGAACTGTAGCCCATTGGCGAGTAATCGTCGATTGGGATCTTCAGGCTCAGAGACCGTACGTGATCGTTGATCCGTATGATCCGAGAGGCCTTCTGTATCTTTCTCGAGGGGAATACCTTCTCCAGTCTAGAGTCTCTCTGGCTAACGATCTTACACTTATGGTAGTTGCTCGTCCAGGCGATCTTCCACCCGTTCCTTCTTCCCAAAATTCCCCCCCTCATGGAGGGTCTCAAGGTTCCACTAGTTTCTTCCATAGCCGATCTAATCGATTGGCGTGGAAAGACTTCGTACGTCTTCGTCGTTTTGCGATTTCTAACGTGAAGGTAAGAGACGGAATGGTTATCGTCTCTCCTGATACCATAGAGAGAGTCGTCATTGTATGGGCTAGGCAACTTTTCCATTACAGTGGTGTAACGGCTCCCGAAAGACGACTACCAGGCTTATACAACCTGGCGCGAACTTGGCGGAAAACCTTACTCTGTTCCGGAGCTCCATTGTTAATGAAGCGGCTAAAAATTGCCCTTTTTGCGATTTACTCATACTTGGGGGGGAATCCCCTAAAGACCACTGAGGCTCTTGGTCTGCGCGTTCGGTTATCTAACGGACTACCGTATATGATCCCTGCGAGTCATCGTAAACTTATTCGTGATGGTAATCTTATGTGGATTAGAATCTGGATTTCAATATTTAATATTTACCGGTCCTTCAACGTGAAGGCCCCGGATCCGGAAACTGCCTATAAGACCATCAGAAAACCTCTACCGCAATTCTATCCTAACTTTGAAAAGTTCGAATATTTTGCGCGATATGTTTTTCCTGAATTAGTTAAGAGACAAGCAAAAATCAATGGTAGAACCATCGGACAATTTTCCTACTCAACAAAATTGGGTGAGATAATCCGATCGGCCGGTGCCAATCTCAAATCATCTACCTCGCTATTTTCCATCATTTTAGATGCGAAGGCTTGGATGTCTAGACCTAAGGACACAAATCATGTTTTAAACTGGTTTGAGTTGCATGGGGATGCAACTACCTCCGCGTTTATGAAGGCCATAAGTAGAGAACAACATTTCCCTCAGGATAGTGAGATCTACGATCGAATGATCGAGCTCTACCCTTCTCCTCCTTTTAAAACCCCGGAAGAACGGAAAAAGTGGGAAACCACTATCCGTGATCCGTTGTTAAAAGAGGTTAAAGAGACGGGAACACTATCGGGGTACATTCTTGAATCATGGAAGGTCGCGAATGAGGTGAAAGACGCTGTAAGACCAATCCTTGGTAGGCTCTTTAATTTCCTCGCCCCGGGCGGCAAGCTTAGAACAGTTGCAATTTGCGATTACTGGACTCAACTGGCTATGAAACCAGTCCATGAATACCTCTTCACGATCCTGAAAGCCTTAGGAGCAAATGATGCTACCTTTGACCAACAAGGGCGTGTCGATGAATATTGGGCTAGGAATCTGAAGCCACATTGGTCTTTCGACCTTTCTGCAGCAACTGATTCTATCCCTATTACTCTTTATATCCATGTTTTAGCCCCCTTCTTTACTGAAGGAGACGATTATGAGGCTGGTTACGCAAAAGCATTACTGTGGTCTAAAATTATGACCGACCGGGACTTTCAGATCCCCTCGCCTAAGAAAGGTGAAGAAGGACACACTGGGATCCGGCAATTCCGATCTATAAGATACGGAACCGGACAGCCCATGGGTGCCTATTCATCTTGGGCAAGTATGGCTCTCGTGCACCATGCACTTGTTCAATACTCTCACTGGTTAAAAGACCTGGAGCAAGCATCTAATGCTTCGTGGTTCGATCCATATCTGGTGTTGGGGGATGACGTTGATCTTGCAAAAGATTCAGTCGTTGCCTCTAATTATCAACTTGCGTGTGCCGACTTCCAAGTGAAGATAGGCCTTGCAAAGTCTTTGAGTAGCCGCTCGAATTTCTTCGAGTTTGCGAATCAGAGGTTATGCGAATCTGGGAATATCTCACCACTATCCTTTCTAGAGGAACTTTCCTCTCAGACTTGGAATAGTCGGGTAGAGTTCGCCTCCAAAATCTCGAAGAGATTCGGGATTAAGATGTCCTCCACGGCTCTTTTACGTTTGGTAACAACAGCCAGACAATGGCAAGGCTTAATTCCTGAATTTTCAGGGTTAAGAGACGCCATCTTTACCAGATTCCTCAAATTTATTCTGCTGGGACCGTTCAACGCTTATTGGCATTCAACGATCGAACTCAACATAGACACAGTGACACAATGGTTACAACTCCTCAGTGAGGGGCTGTTAAAACCTGTGTTACAGTCAAATGAGGATCGGGAAAGAATCAGTCAATTACTATCAAAAGCAATCCTTGACAAAGTCCTAGCTGTGCTCGAAAGAGCTACGAGTCGGTTACAACCTTCTCGTACTCCTTACAAGTCTCTAATTGGTCCACCCTTTACGCCGGATGGGAACGCTACTCATGGAGTGTTACCACCGCCGTTACCTTTTGCCTTTTCTGGATTTCCAGGGTTCAAACCGAACATGCATTTGATGGGTATTTTCCCATCTATGCAGTCGAATTATCTTCCTGATGAGCTCCATATCAATTTTCTTGAAGCAATCAGTAACTTAGGCTTAACTAGCCAGGAGATACATCTTATACGTACCCAATTCAATGACTTTGTCACCGATTCAATCGGTGTACCAGCTCTATGCCCGGTATCTTATCTTTACATGTTTCACTGTGCTAACAAGCATAATGAGAATGTTCGGAAACAGATGGTGGAATTAGAGGCTGAGTACAAGACTCTGCTCAAAGAGTGGCACGATCGTGATGTTCCTGCGCAGCTTTTCAAGATGCTCGTCGGGGATAAACCCTCGCCGCTTCCTGCTATCATTACCCTATATGGTAAGGTTTCCGCTCTCCCACTGGTTATCCGTCTGGACGAAGGTGTTAATACCCAAAATCTGGGCGTGAAACCGCCTGTTCGCCCTCAGGATATAGCCTGTGAGCTTTTAAACGAGGTAATACCTCTTATAGCTCAGTGGACGGGATTAGCCGTTACCAACCTGCCGGTCCTGCCGGCGGGGGGTCGAAGGTTTACACCTAAGACTCTCCGTAAATTCGTAGCCTTCCATAAGAAGGTGGTCGAAGAAGC